AAAGATGCCATGAGCAAGGAATTCCACCTCAAACAGGTGATGATGGAAGCTAAGCAAGCCGCAGCAGGCGCCTATAATTCCCTGGTACATATTCCGATCGTCGGCCCCATCCTTGCCCCGATCGGAGCTGCAGCGGCGTTCACCGCAGTGATGGCGTTCTCTTCTGCCGAGCGCGGCGCTGGCGAGGTCGGATACGACAATGCCCCGTTTCTGCTACATAAACAGGAGATGGTGCTGCCGGCAAATCTGGCAATCCCACTTCGGTCGATGCTGCTGGGGTCGGCGGCAAACAACAATACGCCGGCCGCTGGCAACGGCGGTGGCTTTGGCAGTACAACACATAATCACTATTACACGATCAATTCGGTCGATGGACAGGATGCACACCGCTTCATCATGAAGCATCATTCGTCCGTTGCTCAAGCCGCGGAAAAAGCGCATCGAAACGGCTTCAAGCCGAAATAGGGGCGGTTATGAAGATTCGAGCGGTTATTCTCGGGTGTCTATTGGGTAGCGCGATGCCCACGATCGCCGCGGATCGAGCTCCGCAAGTGTCGGACAATGGGTCCGTCCCGACGATCGAGGTGGGCGAAACCCTTATCAAGAGTCACCTCAACGATCCCTATTCTGCCCACTTCGTCTGGCCTTATGAATTCGCCGCCGGCCCATTCAAATGGCCTTTATCACGCACAAAGCCGGGATATTTTACCTGCGGGAAATATAACGCCAAGAATGCCTATGGCGGCTTTATCGGCGAAAGCTGGTTCTTCCTGCAGGTCTATAACGGCAACGAAGTTATCCTGCAGCTCGACACGCCAGTAAGCTATCCTGGCGCGGAGAGCCAGTGCGATGAACTGATTAAAACTAGCCGACTGACGGCAAGGGTGATGCCTGTTCGTAGCGATCCGAAATAGATATCTATGAATCGGGACGATCTTGAGCGCGTCTGCTTGTCATATTTGACAGCGGGGAGGCATAAGGAGGCTGTAGAAGCAGTTTGCGAATTTGAAGCGCGACAGAACAATCCCAGCGGGCTGAATATGAATTGGGCGGCCCCGGCAACTCGCGAACGCTTCGTTAGAACGGTTGCATCCATTTTCACCATTAAGCCAACGATCCTTGGCGATCTTACCGATCGAGAATGGAGCCTGATCCGCGTTCGCGCCGCCATGCTCCACCTCACAGGCAATAGCCGTGCCCCATCCAGGTGGGGCATTGAGGGTGTCTCTGTCGGCAATATGAAGGCAGATGCTACGGCGCGGATGGTGCTATTTCCGGCTACTGACCTCGACAAGTTCGAGCGGTGGGCGGAGATAAGGGTGACTCACGCAAAGATCAAACCTGCGCCAGATGCATGCGCGCACTGCCAATCATTTGCGGAAATGGTTTTCAAGACTGATTCGGCTCCGGAGCTTCCGCATCCCGCTTGCGATCACGAAATGGGATGTCGCTGCCAATTTTCGCCGGTCTTTGACGAGGAACTGTAGCCACCGCCGGATAGCTTCACCCCCCTTCCCATCCGGTCCAATTCGTGCCATCAATCCGGCATCATCACATCGCTGCGCCTTGAGGCTTCCGGCTCGCTCGGAGGCTTTCGCGCGTCTGTAGGGGGAACGCATGTCGCTAGACCTGTTCCCCACGCTCACTGGCCAAGGCTTCCTTGTCGAAAAGGCTCCGATATGGTCAACGGCCATCGCCGAAGCATCATCCGGCCGGGAGCGCCGCCGCAAGCTGTGGAGTTATCCGCGCTGGCGCTTCAAATTGTCCTATGAGGTGTTGTGGCAAGACGGCAGCAACAATGACCTGAGCGCGGTTTTCACCTTCTTCAACGTTCATGCAGGCCGCTACAGCGAGTTCGCCTTTTTCGATCCGACCGACAATGCGGTCTCGGCACAGGCGTTCGGCGTTGGCGACAGCTCCACGCGATCGTTCCAACTCGTCCGCACCGTCACAGGCGCATCGCTATCCTTCACCGAGCCGGTGCGCGCGGTGATCGGCACGCCGACGATCTTCGTCAACGGCACGCCCACGGCGGCATACACGATCGACGATAATGGCGTCCTGACCTTCACATCAGCACCCGCCGGATCGGCCGCGCTGACGTGGACCGGACAGTTCGCCTTTCACGTCCGATTCGACCAAGACGACCTTTCGCCGAGCCAGATGATGCAACAGTTCTGGTCGTTGTCGGGCTTGCAGCTTTTCACGGTGAAGCGATGAAGTCGGCATCCGGGCCGCTGGCGGCGCTGCTTGATTCCGGCAATGACTTTATCATGGTCGACCTCTGGACGATCACGCTTTCGGGGGGCTCGGTCATCCGCTGGTCTGGCGCCGATGTGCCCATGGTCGCGAACGGCAACATCTACGCGCTTGGGCCGACGATCGAACGCGGCTCGGTCAGCGAGAAACGCGGGCTTGAAGTCGCGACGCTCGATGTCAGCATCACGGCCAATGCAAGCGACCTGATCAACGGAACCCCGCTGATACCGTTCATCACCCGCCACGGGTTGGACGGGGCTGTGGTGCGGCTTGATCGCGGTTTCGGCACCGATTGGCAGTCTGCGCTTACGGGGACCGTCCTGCGCTTCGCCGGCAAGGTCACAAGCATCTCCGAGATTGCCGGATCGACCGCGAAGCTGACCGTCTCGTCATGGGCGATCCTGCTGAACGTCAACATGCCGCCGAACCTATATCAGGCGGCTTGCCTGCACGCCGTTTATGATGCCGGTTGCACCCTCACTGCGTCATCCTTCTCAGCTTCCGGCGCGGTATCTGGCACGCCGACCGCCATCAGCTTCAATAGCGGCATGAGCGTCACAGTTGACGATTTTGCACAGGGCCGCGTCGTGTTCACCTCGGGCGCGAACAATGGCGTTTCGCGGGCGATCAAGAGCAACACCACCAGCGCGTTCACGCTCATTCAACCGCTGCCATCCATCCCGAGCGCGGGAGACACGTTCACCGTCTATCCCGGTTGCGACCGGACGATGGGGCGATGTGGCACGCGATTCAACAATCTGGTGCACTTCAAAGGCACGCCGTTTGTGCCCCCGCCGGAAACCAGCCTATGACCCGCGAGGATGTCGTGCGCGAGGCTCTGACGTGGGAGCGGACACCCTATCATTCGCACGCCAGGATCAAGGGGGTTGGCTGCGATTGCGCGAACTTCCCGGCGGCAGTCTATGAGGCTGTCGGCCTGATCCCGCACGTCGATCCCGACTATTCTCCGCAATGGATGATGCACCGCGACGACGAAATGTTCCTGTCCTTCGTCACGCCATATGCGCGCGAGATCGGACGGGATGCGATCGGCCCCGGCGATTTCGTGATCTGGAAATTCGGGCGGACATATTCGCATGGCGGCATCGTGATCGACCCGCCGGAGATCCTGCACGCGACGATCGCCGCGCGCGCGGTCGTCCGCGGCAACATGGATCGCGATATCGAATTGCAGCGGCCGGCTCGATTCTTCACATTGTTCGGGGGCGACGATGGGCGGTAAATCCACCTCCACCACAGCCCCGAAGATCAACCAGCTTTCGGTCCAGTCGTCGTCGCTCGGCCTGCCGATCTCGCTGGGATGGGGGCGCGGCCGGATCAAAGCGAATATCCTCTGGTACAATGCCTTCACGGCCATTCCACACACCGAAAAGCAATCCGGCGGCAAGGGCATGGGCGGCGGATCGAGCAACACGACGTTCACCTATACCGCTAGCATCATCATGGGGCTGTGCGAGGGTGCAATTCAGGGCATCCGAACCGTCTATCGGGATAAGGATGTCTATAAGGACAACATCGAATATCTGTCGTGGGATGGCGTTACCTACGCCGTGACGAGCAATACAGCGCTATCGCAGGCGGGTCTCAGCCTCGCTGCTGGCACTACGACACAATCGCCGTGGAGCTACGTCACGTCGCTCTATCCGGCGCAGGCGCTCGGTTATAGCGGCATCGCCTATGTCTATGCGCAGGATTACGCACTGACCGATTCTGCCAGTCTTTCGAATCATTCGTTTGAGGTTGATTTCGCGGTTCAGATCAGTGGGCTCGCGGACGCGGACCCGGCCGACATCGTGACCGACTTCCTGACCAACAGCGCCCACGGCGTGCCGGGGTGGACAAGCGGCCTTCTCGGCAGCCTGACGGACTGGTCGAACTATTGCCGGGCCAACAATCTGCTGCTGTCGCCGACGCTGGAGGAGCAGCGCACCGCATCCGATTGCATCACCGAATGGACCGATGCCACCAACAGCGCGGCCTTTTGGTCCGAAGGCGTGCTGAAGGTCGCAACCTTCGGCGACACCGCGGCGACCGGCAACGGTGTGACGTGGACGCCGAATCTCTCGCCCGATTACGACCTGACCGAAGACGATTTCATCGCGGCGGATGGCGGCCCGGTGCAGCTTGAGATCGTTGACCAGTCTGACGCCTATAATGTCGTGCAAGTTGAATTTCTCGATCGCGCCAATCAATATAATGTCGGCATCGCGATCCGGGACGACAACGCGAACATCACCGAATTTCGCGAGCGCAAGCAGGACCCGACGCAATATCATTGCATCTGTGATGCTGACATCGCGGGCCACTCGGCGCAATTGCTGCTCCAGCGGACGCTCTATCGCCGCGACAAGTACAAATTCCGGCTGCCATGGAACTTCATTCGCCTGGAGCCGATGGACTATGTGACGCTGACGACAACAACCGACGAATTGCAGCTTAACCGCCAGCTCGTCCAGATCGTCAGCATCGACGAAGATGAAGAGGGGATGCTTTCGTTCGAGGCGGAAGGCATCAACATAGGCACGGCATCCGCGGCGCTCTACAACGCGCACTCGGGATCGGCTGTTACGGTGAACACGTCGGTGACGCCCGGCTCGATCGCCACGCCGATTATCATCAATGCGCCCGCCGCCCTGACCGGGAACGATCCCGAGGTGTGGTGCGCCGTATCGTCGCCATCAGCCGCATGGGGCGGGTGCGAGGTATGGGCGAGCGCCGATAATGTGCATTTTCAGAAGGTCGGAGCGATCACCGCGCCGGCTCGCGTTGGCGTCTCCACGGCGACCCTCGCCAATCATGCCGACCCCGACACGACCAACACGCTCTCGGTCGATCTGTCCGCCAGCGCCAAGACGATGGACAGCACGACGTCGGCCAACATGAACGCAGGCGCGACGCTCGTGGTGCTCGGCGATGAACTGATGGCCTATGAAACAGCCACGCTGACGAGCGCCTATCATTATAACCTGACGACGCTACGCCGGGGGCTTTATGGCACAGTCCCATCATCGCATGCATCCGGTGAGCCTTTCGCGCGCCTCGACGACGCGCTGTTCAAGTTCCCTTACACGTCGCTCAACGTCGGCAGCACGATCTATCTGAAATTCCCGAGCTTCAACATCTTCGGCGCCGCGCTGGAAGACATCTCGACGGTGGCTGATTACCCGATATCCACGCTTGCCGTCGGCGACGCGGTTGACTGGCGCGTTGTGGCGACGGTTTCAGGCACAACGGCTGATTGGAGCGGGGTCGTCAACGACGTGGGCACCAAGCCCCAGGACAACGCGACGAAGAACGAAACCTATGTCGGCAGCAGCGCGCCCGGCAGCCCTTACGAAAATATGCAGTGGAGCGACACCAGCACGTCGCCGGCAACGCTAAAGGTTTACAAGTCCGGTGTATGGGTGATTGTCGCGCAGGTGGGTGGGGCGGGGCGATCGCCCGTCACAATTCCAATCACGTCACAAGCAGCCTCCACGGGGACTGTACAGGTCGCACTTGCAGCGGGCGAGGGCCTATCCGTCAATGGGCAAATTCGGGTTGCCGTTGGGGGGGCATGCACGCAGCATCTAACGCTCGAATATAGCCTACTTGGCTCAGGCTCATGGACGACGATAGACACGCAATCCGACAGCGACAACACCTTCGTAGCGGTATTCGCGAGCGGCGGCTTCACGAACGCAACAGGTGCATCAGCCGTTTTCGAGGTCCGGGCGACGACGACAAAATCAGGCGCTACCGGGACAGTCGATGCGCCCACCAGCTTCTTTACGGCATAGGCGGGACATTATGGCAGACACGGGGGGCACCTCGGTCCTTGATTGGGCTGGGATGGCTGGCGGCATTTTGACGCTCGGCGGCGGGCTGGTGAAGTGCATCAAATGGCTTGTGGGCCGAAATGACGGGCACTTGGCGCGCTGTGAAAAGAAGATCGAGGAGTTCGAAGGCAAGTTCGACGCCTTCACGAAGGGGCATGTCGTCGCCGTTCGGCAGATCGATTGCCTTGTGAACGTCTGCATCATCCTGATCGATGATGTCGCTTCGAACAATCCGGGGTCTCGGTCGATCGGTCAGGCCAAGGCGCTCATAGGCAGCGAGTTCCCGGACCTGTTTCGCCGCACATTTCGGACGCCAGCAGGCACGCCGCCAGACATGGCCACGCTACTGCATGAAATCGACGCGCGCACCGCCGACGCAAAGCGCGAGGCCGCAGGGCTGGCGCCCCACAAAGCATGGAAGGAACAGCCGTGATGCAGATCGCCGCAAACATCATCGCCGCCGCCCAGGCGAGTGAGGCGAAATGGCATATCCCGGCCTCGATCTCGCTCGCACAGTGGGCGCTGGAAAGCGGATGGGGCAAGCACGACCTCGGCTGCTTCAACTATTTCGGGATGAAAGCGCCGTGTGACGCCGCAGGCAATCCGACCGTCCCGCATGTCGATTTGAAAACGCGCGAGGTGGATCGGCATGGGCATGATTATTTCATCACCGCGCCGTTCCGCAAGTTTGCCAGCCCAGAGGATGCCTTTGACAAGCACGCCGAGCTACTGGCAACCAAGGGCGCCTACGCCAAGGCTCGCACGAAGCTGCCCAACGCCTTCGACTTCGCGGATGCCCTGACCGGCGTTTATGCGACCGATCCCGGATATGGGAAGGCGCTGAAGGCCATCATCCTCGGTTCCAACCTCACGCAATACGATCGGAATCACGCATGACCGACGAAGTCACCCCCGCCATCAACGCTAGTCCGCTCCCCGCGATGGCATCCGTTTTTTTCCGCGATCTGCTGAAGGTGGCCGGCGCCGGGCTTGTCAGCCGTGGCCTGATCACGTCCGATTTGCTTGACCAGGGCATCGGCCTACTGATCACCGCGGCGCCGATCCTCTACAGTCAGCGCAAAACCTTCCTCGATCACGTTCGGCTGCTTTGGGCGCTGCGCCAGCAACCGGGCAGCGTGCCGTTGAAATGAGCCTGATTGATCTCATCCCCGCGCCCTACAGCCTGATTGCGAAGATCGCAGTGCCTATCCTGATCGTCGCCGGAGCCTATATCGCGGGCGATATCCACGGTCACCGGGCGGGCGCAGCATCGGTGCAGGCAATCTACCAAAAGGCCGCTGACAAGGCTCTGGCCGCCATGCAGCGGGGCCGGGCGGCCATCTACCGGGTCGATGGCCTCTATGTCGCTGCGCGCGCCGCGCAATCCACCGAAACAGGGAACATCCGCCGTGACGCAGCCCCGATCATCCTTCGCCCGATCTATTCTACCGTGTGCGTCGATGCTGATGGTATCGGCCTGCTCGATCGCGCGCGCGCCAATGCCAACCGAACTCCCGCCACCGGACCTGATGGCGCCGCCCGCGGAACTGCCGGCGATGCCCCGCAGCCCTGACGGCAAGATGACCGGCGCAATGTGCGAGACAGGCGGGCTCGATCTGTATGACGCGGCCGGCGCGATCCGGTTGCAACTTCTGGCGCTTCAGGCGGCGCTCCGGGCTCAACAGGCTGCGGCTAAATAATTTCATGATCTGAAGGAACCCCCATGGCCGGAACCCCGACCTCGGGAGCGCTTACCCTGCGCTCCGGCGAGCCCTTCGTGCTGCGCGTTGTCCTGAAAGACAGCGCCGGCACGCCACAATTGCTTAGCGGCCGTGTCTTCTCGCTGGTGATCTCCCGGGTCGGCGCGACGGATGCATTGCTAACGGTCCCGGCGCCCCTGTCTGAAGACGCTCTTTATGCCACGGCATCGTTGACCGGCGAACAGATCGCTACCCTCTACAATGATGCGATATGGTCTCGCGTTGCCGCATATTCGATCATCGAAACGACGAACAGCGGGGATATCACACTTGCCGCCAACAGCCTGACGATTCAACCATCGCCAGCAACGCCATCCGATGCTCAGCCTGTCACGATTGACCTGCCATACACCGAAGCAATGGTGTCGCCGGACAAGCTGGCGATTCAGCAGACCGGCGCGCGCGGCCTCTCGGCGGCCGAGCAGTTCGCGATCGGCGGGATCGACGAAGGCGACCCACTGACCAACGCGATGTTCACCGAACTGCAGCGGCCGGCGGTGGAAGCGGCGAAAAATGCCGAAGAGAAGGCCGCTGCCGCGCAGGCCGTGGTCGACGCGCAGGCCGAGAATATGTCGCTGATCGTATCGGCGCAGCAGGCGACGGCAGACGACGCGAGCCAGACCGGCCAGGATCGGCAGGCTGTTTCGGATGACAAGGGAGACGTTGTCATCATGCAGGGCGATGTCGCGCTCCGCCAGGCCGATGTCATCACCCGCCAATCGGATGTCGCAGGCAAGCAAGCTACGGTCGCCAGCGACAAGGGCATTACCCAGGGCTATCGCGACCAGGCGGCCGGTTATGCGTCCAATGCCTATGATGCTTATGCGGCGGTCCTGTTGTCGGCGAACCGTTACCCCGATTATGCGACCGGATTCGCGGCCACGACATCAGGCCAATATTTTCTTGTGATCGCGCCCTCCACGGACGTGTTCGCGACCTTGTACCGCAATCCCAGCGCGGCCGCGATCGCCAGCTTCCCGAACGCCTCGGCGCTGGCGGTGGCGGTAGCAGCGCTGGTGACCAACGCGACCGATGCCGGCTCGTCGCACGCACTGACCGATAAATGGGGCGGGGTCATCGCCGAATTTTCCGGCGACGGTCGGGATATCATTCTACCGGCCGGCGTTATCCGGGTCGACGACGGAGTGATAAGTTTCATATCCAAAGATGAAGCCGCCCTCGGCGTTTCAACTCCGCAGATCTCGAAGGTCGGCGGCGTCGTTCGCATCGGCACGTCCGGAACATATATCAGCGTCGATCCGGTGACGGGCTCGATCTCGCTGGGAAGCCTGGGCGTGGTTTCGTTCGACGATGGCGTTGCCTTCCTCGACGGCTATGGCGGCGTCGCGCACCGCTTGGGTTGGGACGGGACTGCGGAGATCGCAGGTTTTTCCCTCAACGCCGATAGCACGATCACAACGCCCGGCGGCGGGACGATCACCGCTTCCGCAGGCGGGAATTTCTCGACAGACTACATTGCCGCAAAAAACAGCCTGGCCGAACAGCGCGCCGCGATCCTGCGGGAGCGCACCGTGAGCCCGGCGCAAGTTGTCGGTCTGTCGACCAAGAACACGGTCTTCCCCGTCTATGGTCAGTCGAACAGCGTCGGGCAAATGGCGCATCCGGCGCAATGGGGTTGGTCTGTGGGCCTCGGCGATACCTTCCTCGGCCGAACCCTCGGTCTGCGCATGATGGGCAACAGCCTGCACGGCAATTCGGCATCCGGTGGCCCTTGGGTGCAAATGGGGTCAGCCGCGTTCAATACGATGATCGGCACGGTGCGCGGAACCGGCGACGGCACCTTGCTTGATGCATCCGCGCAAGCCGCGCTCGATCCCACCGCAAGCAATCTGGGGCAGACGATAGCGGAAACCGCGCTGGCCACCCTTAGCTGGCTGCGGCTTCGCCGCGCGGGGCTTGCCAGCGATACGAGCCGCTTCATCGCTTATGCGGCCGGCATGAGCGGCAAGAGCATCGCGGAGTTGAGCAAAGGCACCTCGCCCGACTATTACCGCCGGCTCGCCGACGGGGCGACGATCGCCAAGAGCATCGCGACCGGCCTCGGCGAGGCTATTCGCGAGGG